CGACGCTCCTCTGCTTTTCCTGCTGCCTTACCCTCGGCATACGCAGACATCACCATAATGGTCATTGACTTTCCCTCAAGGTCGTCAATATTCATGAATTTTTCTGCCATGCTCTCAATCACTGCCTTTTTCTCGTTTCTCGTCATTTTTCAACACCTCCTCGGATTCGCTCAATCTCTTTTTCTATGTTCTTTCCGGAATAATCTGCAAGCAGTTTTTCCGAAATGTGATACGTCCAAATTGAGGACATCTGCACCGCCGTTCCTATCGGGAGTTTTCCCTGCTGCATTGCTACCCTCACGAATTGCGGTGACACATTGAGGATTGCTGCTGCCTCTGTCGGCAATATTCGTCCTATATTCATCCTGTTTCCTCCTGTTGGTGGTTCTCTCGGTCTTTTCATCCCGTCCACCTCTTTTCCGGCAATGTACACCGTGTTGATGCTTTTCACATTAAAAATCATCGAAAACCTGTTGACCATCCACGCACTTTGTAGCAGGTGCGACCGCTGCCATGTTTCCCACGGTATCGCTGCACGATGTCTTTCGGCTTGCCATCGTCAGAGTGTCGGTTGCCATCCGGACACTGACGGGGCGACTGCTGCCCCGTTTCGGCTTTGAGTTGTCTGCTTTTCGTCCTCGCAGTATAATGAATGTGCCACCATTTCAAAATGACAGGAGGTGAATTGCTGCGGGCGATTATGAAAATTTGTATAAGGATGTCAGCAATCAGAATGTTGACACCGCCGAACTTGAACGTCGTAAAAAAGAACGTTATCAGAACCGTTTCAATTATTACAATAGTGTTGTTGCAACCCTCGCCTTGATTCTTTCGATTATCGGTATAATCTTAGGATTAAACTGATAATTGACAGGATAATCGCTAATGTTGAGCAGATTACAGGCACCCATTTAATGATTTTTATTTTCATAGGTGTCTGCTGCTCCTCAAGTCTCTCCTCTGCCTCCGTTTCAAGCTGTTTCTTTGCAATCACAACTTTTGCAACTACATTCTGACTTCTTGAGACAATTTCAATCTCTGTCATGTTCAAATCTAATTTTTCATACACATTCAAAGTCTCTTTCATTGCCTCTTTGATTTTTGTTCTTCTGATTTCCTCCACCGTCTCACCTCCTGTTTGTTCTGTAAACATCATACTTTGTTCAATAAACTTTGTCAACACTTTTTTGTTTGTTGAATAAACTTTTTTATTGATTTTTGTTTCAATGGGTGTTATGCTTTAGAAAAACAAGGGAGGTGAATCAGTATGACGCAAAATGAGCGTATAAAAGAGGTTAGAAAATCACTCGGTCTCACTCTTGAAAAATTCGGTGAACGCATCGGTCTGAAGAAGAGTGCTGTCAGTCTTATTGAAAACGGAAAAAACTCTGTAACAGACGCAAATGTAAAAGCAATATGTCGTGAGTTTGGAGTTGATTATATATGGTTGACTACTGGTGAGGGCGAAATGTTCGTTGACACGGACGATGATTTCATCGAACGCATTGACCGCATCATGGCGGGTGAGGATGAGGCACGAAAAAATCTTTTCAAATTTATGCTTGAGTTGAGTGACGAGGACATCGCAGCTCTTGACCGCTTAATGAAAAAGGCGATTCGTTTCTCAAAAGGTGAGATTGATGAATAATGATTTGTATAATGTCCTTTTCAAACTGTTATCCCTGTCTGATGAATCAGACATCCGCATGGTCTGTTCTTCCTTGCTTGGTTATTTGGTTGGAAAAGGCAAAATTTCCGTTGATGAACTGGATGAATATATTCCAGTTATTAAAAAAGACTGACAGTCTTTCAACTGCCAGTCTCATGTGTGTATAGATACAACACGAATTTATATATCCTCTTGAGGATGCGTTCGCTGTGTATCTTTCCGACTATTTCGACAATAGCCTCTTTGTAATTCAAGGGAGACACCACCCCCTTTCCGAATTGCATTGTATCATATATTTCCATGATTGTGGAAATATCGAGGTTGATTTCCATAATCGTGGAAATCGTTCTTCCCGCTGCCGGAATCCCGCTGCAATGTGATACAATTATTTGTATTCGGATTCAAACAGGTCGGTGATGTTCACGCCTAATGCAATCGCTATCATTTCAAGTTGAAACAATGTCGGCGACACCTTACCGTTTTCGATGTTGTTTATCGTAGATTTTCCGATTCCGGATTTCTTCGATAACTCCATCAATGTGAACCCTTTTGAGGTTCTCATTTCCCAAACGAGAATTTTCATCCTGCTCACCTCCTTTCTCAAGGAAAGTGTACAGAGAGAAAATTTCCGTTCAAAATTACGGTTGTTTCGCTAACTGCAAATAAAAAAGACGACCCACGCTGCAACGTGAATCGCCTTTGTGAAACTTCCGTCTCATGCTCTTGCAAAAGGCACTTGATAGATAGTTCCTGCAAATACCATTCTATCATAAAACCGTGCTTTTTGCATTGGTTTTATTTTTTATACTCTTTTTTAGGATGGTGATTTTATGAAACTACCGAACGGATTCGGAACGGTTTACAAATTATCGGGAAATCGCCGGAATCCTTATGTTGCCAAAAAAACAAAAGGATGGGAAATTGACCCGAAAACAGGTAAATCAAAACAATTATATACGGTCGTCGGATATTACCCGACCCGTAAAGAGGCATTGACCGCACTTGCGGAGTTCAATGCAAATCCTTATGATGTGAATGCTGCAAAGGTTACATTCGAGGATGTATATGAGCGATGGTCTGATGAACATTTTCCGACTGTCAGTGATTCCAACGTCAAAGGCTACCGTGCAGCATGGGCGTTATGTGATAAACTTGCACGGATGCGTTTTGTTGATGTAAAACTCGACCACCTGCAAATGGTCGTTGATGAATCCGGCAAAAATTATCCTACACTCCGGAAATTAAAAATATTATTCGGTCTGATGTACAAATACGCTGTGATTCATGAGATTATTCCAAAAGAACGAAACCTTGTCGAATACCTCGACATTAAAAAGGCGGGCAATCCCAACGCATACAACCGTGAACCGTTCTCAAAAACAGAGGTTGCGAAATTATGGGATGTCAAGGATTCAAATATATATTATACCGTCATCCTCATGTTGATATATACCGGATGCAGAATCGGCGAACTCCTCGACCTCAAGAAAGAAAATGTGAACCTTGAGGAAAGATATTTCAAGATTGTCGTCTCGAAAACTGCTGCCGGAATCCGTACTGCTCCAATCTCCGAAAAGGTTTATCCGTTCTTTGAATACTGGTACAACCTCAATGATTGTGAATATCTCCTCTCTACTCCGGAGGGTGAACATTTCAAATACCGGAATTATTATGATTCGTACTGGTCGCCACTTATTGAGACCCTCGGAATGAAACACCGCCCTCACGATACCCGTCACACATGCATTTCCATGTTGACGGTTGCCGGAGTGTCAGACAAGGTCATCAAGAAAATTGTCGGTCATAAAGGGCAGGGTGTGACAGAGGTCGTATATACACATTTTGAAATTGAGGAACTGATTGACGCTATCAACAAAATATAGAGGTGTGCCATGAATAGAACTGAATACAAAAACAATTTCGGGCGTGAGCATTACGAACGAATCAATCTCGTTGTACCTAAAGGCATGAAAGACATCATCAAGGCTCTTGCATCCAGTAAAGGGATGTCGGTCAATGCGTACATGCAAGACCTTGTCAGAAAAGACCAATGCGGTTTATTTGATACAATGCAGATTGCAGAAAAGAACAGAGAAATGATTTCCGGAATCACCGGAAACATGCACGACGGATATGACATCATTTTCAAGGACGGTCATTCCTGCCATTGCCGGACGAAAAAGGATGTCCGGTCATGTATCATTGAATACTGCAACGAAAAGGGCGATTGATTCGTCCTTTTTTTATTGCAAAATGTGTCTTACATAAGACTTTCAATGTCTTACACAAGACAAGGTTTTCCGTGTTAGTTACCTGTTAGTTATTTGTTAGTTACCGTTGAAATTTCGTGTGTTTTTGTGGTGTCTGATAGATTTATCGGAATATAAAGAAATCCCCGAAAACTCGATGTTTTCGGGGAAATTTGCTCTTTTCTGATATTCGATTGAATTATCGCTTGCATAACTCCGAACGCCTATT